CATTTCCTCGGGCATCAGGCCCGTCAGGGCGGTCGGATTCATGCCGTGGCCGAAGCCCAGGAGGCCGCCGACGTGCTGACCGAAGGACTTGCCGGTAAGGCCCTGCAAACCAAGGCCCAGGATGCCGCCCTTGGACATGGGGGCCGTGGCGAGGCCGAGGCCCTGCATCACCGCCCCTGCCCAGGGGCCTGCCGAGCCGTAAGAGATCCCGAGGTCCCTTGATCCCGACCGGGGGTCGTTCATATGATAGTCACCCGCCATCGGAGGCTCCCATGGAATGGCTGCTTGCCCTGATCTCTGAAATCTTCCGCACCCTCGGATCCTAGCCCACGATGGCGTAGGCGAAGGTCCGGTCGGTCTGTGCGTTGTTCGCGTGGGTCAGCGTGAATGACCCGATCTTGCGGTTGGAGACGTAGGTCGTTGCCAGTGCCGCCGCCGCGTTCGCCGTGGTCGGCATGAGGACAACGACGCTGTCGATCCCCACCTTGGTATCCGTGACCATCGTCGTCGTGGTCGAGACCGTCAGCGTCACATCGCCATAGGCGTTGGACCGCCCCGACCCGAGTTCGTTGACGGCTTCCGTAAGACGGCGAAGTGCGGTCGGAACATCGAGGCGCTGGGCGACAAGGCGGAAGGCCATCAGTAGTCCCCGACCGCGCCCGCCGTGGCGCCGCCCGCCATTGGGCCGAGGAGCCCGTACTTCCGCAGGATGTCGATCAGCTTGTCGTCGAAGACGACGTAGTTGCGAGAGCCCTCACCAGCAGAACGAGAGCCTTGGTCTAGGTACTTGATGCCGGGGATGCCGGCTTCGCGGAGCGCGGATGTAGCCGCCACGGCGCCATGGCCTCCCGTCAGCTTCTCTGCCATCGGGCTCGTAAGACGTTCGTACACCTCGCCGCCAGAACGTGGGCTTTCTCTATACATAAACGACAAAGACCCATCGTCTTTCAGCGCCCCCATGCGACGAAGCCGATCCATGGCGGCGGGCTGTCCGCTCAGCGGCTTATCCCAATCCAGGAACCGCTCCGGGTCCGCGTTGATCTGGACCTCGTACATCTTGCCGGGACCCCGGCCGACCAACTCATCGAAGTTGTTGACCACGTCCATCCACAGCTTGCCTTCGCTGTATTTGGTCGTAGCCTTCATTCGCTGATCGGCAAGCGCGAGCGCCGCCGCTTTGTCGCCACCCGTCTCTTTCAACAAGTCCAACGCGGCCTGCGCGCGATCATTGCCTAAATAGTGGGGCTGACCTGCGGCTTTGTAGCTCCGCGCCACCCCCTCGTTCTCCGCGAAGTACAGCCCATGCCCGTAAGCCTGAGCCCCCTCGCCCGTCCCGATCTTGGACAGGTCGAAGCGGTCGAAGTCATGCGGAGACCCGTGATAGGCTCGGATGCCCTGCGGCTTCGCCAGCGCCCCCGCGACGCCTTTGAGAGCGGGCGTGGTCGAGCCTGCAAAGCCCATGGCAATATCGGTCGGCGACTGCTGGTCCCATGAGGGCATCCCGAGCAAGCCCGCGACGCCGCCTCGGTTCCAGTAGTCCGGCTGCCCTGTCTGCGGATCTACGCCGCGAAAACGCTTCCACGCCTCTCCCAGAAGCCCGCCCACATACCCGGTCGGATCATCAAGGAGTCCAGCCATCAGGCCGGCTCGGGAACGTAGTGAAAGAACATGCCGCTCCAGCGGCCGACGTTCTTCCAATACTCGGCGACAAATTCTCCAGCCGACGCTTCCTGTCCGCGCGACCAACACGGATCGTCTGCCTTGAGCCGATCAAGAGCCGCCTCTCGGGACGGAGCGAGCACATAAGCCCACAGCGTCCCGCGCATTACCCGATCAAGCCGGAAGCCGTACCACTTGCTCATCAGGCATTCCCCGAGCCGGTAAACGACGGATCGAGCCCGAGGGCGTGGGTAAAGCCCCCGGTGATGTCCATCTGGAAGCGGTGATAACGACCCTCGGAAAGCATCGGGCACTCGCCCACCGCATTGATGGTCGAGGCCGTCCCCGTGGTCACGCTGTCGATCAATCGGTTTCGCGTGATCGGCGTCACCGTGATCGTCGTACCAACGTCGGAGACGAGAGGCCGAACCGAGGTCACCAAGGACCTCTGCCCCTCGCTCAACTGCGTCTCGCCCGTGGTCAGCGTGGCCGCCATCGCCGAGCCGGTGAAAAAGCCCATGCGGTGCGAGGTGTCGAAGCCGATCAGCTTCGGCTCGCCGCCCTGCCACACGTAGCTGTCGAGCGAGTAGGGCAGCGTGTCGAGCGTGTACCCGAGGCTGTCCAGGCTATCGAGCGTATAGCCGAGCGAGAGGCCGGAAAGCAGGTACTCGAGGTCCGTCTGGACGTAGGACCATCGCCCGATCGCCCAGTTGTAGATGATGATCTTGGACGGGTTGCCCAAGGAATTGCCCGAGCCCGGATAGGCCCACATGACCAGCTTGTTGACCGGATCGATGGCAGCACAGATCCGGGGAATATGGATCGCGTCCAGGTCCGCGAGAAACCAGCGGTCGATCTTTTGCGTGCCGATGGGGATGCTCTGCGCCCCATCGAACATATAAAAGCCGTCGTCGCCGAGATAGAAAACCAGCCGCCCATCGCCGATGACGCTGCCCGGGAACCTTGAGCCCCGATGCTGCTCGACCGGCGTGAAGTCGAAGACGGTCGAGGTCGGATAGGTCGCCCGGTAGATTTTCGTCTCGGTGACGACGTACCCGCCCGACTCGCCGCCGACCAATCCGGTGATCGCGCCGCCGTCAGGAAGATCCTGGTAGTCCGACTGAACCTGCGCCGCCGCGTCCGAGCCCACGGTAGGCCAGGAGGCGGGATTGTCGATCGCCGGCCACCAGAGCCGGTTCGGCTTGTACCCGTCCGACGAATCCCAGGTGTTCCCCACCATGAGGAACAGCCCGAACACCGCCATGTGACGACAGCGCGGCGCGGCGGACGAAAGCTGCGCGAAGTTCGACCCGCCGCCGATGGTCGTGTATTGCGTGTCGTCCCCGATATGCCCGGCGTAGACCCGGCTTCCGTACCTAGCGAACGACCATCGCTGATCGGCGGCGCAGGTGTAGGTCGAGCCCGAACGGTCGGTGAATGCCGACGCGCCCGGCCCAAGCTCCCGGAGCGAGCTTGCCGTGCCGGCGTAGATATAGGCGCCGCCGCCGTCCGCCTTGACTGCAATTGCGCCCTGCACACGCTCGGCCAGCGCCGTGATGGTGTTGGAGAACGAGAGGAATTTCTTGTAGGAGGTCGCGCCGGTCTTGGAATCAATGATCGCGCCGGCAATGACGTTTTTTATTACCGTGCTGTCGCCGCCAAGATCAGGAGTGTCTGGCAACCACTCGGAAAACCAGATCACGGGTTGAGCGTGTCCGTGCGGATCGTGAGCACGCCGCCAGAGAACCGGTCCCGGGCATCCTGACCCTCGATGTCCTTGAAAGCGTCTTCCCGTTGAGCCGCCCAGAAGGACATCCGGTCGTTGTCGCGGATATACTTGGAAAGCTCGTACATGGACGAGGCGAGGTAGAGATCAGGCGAGGAGGTCAACAGCGCGTTGGCCGTATTGGTCGAGGTCAGACCGGCGAACGAGGCGTAATAGATACCGCTGATCGAATAGGCCGCGTCCGGCGTCGGGAAAAACCGGATATTGTCCGCTTCCGTCGCAAAGAACCGGGGTTTGCCCGAAGCAGAGGAAGGACGAAGCGCGATACCCTGCTCCAGCGTCACCGGCTGCAGCTTCACCTTCGGGTCCGCGTCGATATAGATCGACTTCATCTGCACGTATCGCGTCGGCAAAGCCACGGTCGCGGTGCCGGCGACGGTCGTCAGCGACAGCGCCGTTTCCATCGATCGGATGCGGAGCCGGCGGTTGATCTTGGCTTCGCCAAGCGTGATGAAATCCGGGTAAAGCGCCGTGAGATCGGATCGCAGTGCCCATGATGTCATCGCCGTCTGGAGGCTGGCATAGTCGATGATAGCCATTCGGCGCCCCCTCTAGAGGGTTTCGTACTCGACAACGTTTTGCGGGGCGTCCCGTTCGGCCAGCGCCTCGGCCTCGCGCTTCTTCCGCTCGACCTCCGCCGCCTCGGCCTCGTATTCGGCCCGGCCCATCGCCGCCAACTGATGCGTGAAGTCGAATGTGCCGACGTGCCTGTTCTGCTGGCTCAGGTCGTGATCGACGTAGATCTCGACCCCGGCCTCAAGGCACTTGTGGCAGAACCACACGTCCTCTCCCTGATACTCGGTCATCTGCGTCAGGTACGGGATTGCGAACCACGGCTGCGGCACGCGCTTGAAGACGTCCATCTTGATGAGCGCCGTGTGCAGGCCGACGTGGTCGTAGACCCGCTCCAGCCCGTAGCTGTCCGGCATCGTCCAGACGATCTTGCCCGGTGCATTCCGTGTCGTCGGGGTGCAGGGGAAGGACCGCCTGACCGCGTTGCAGGCAACGAAATCGAGGTCGTGCGCGAGAAGCTGATCGAGCGTATGCGTCGGGAAGCGAGCGTCGGAGTCGAGGAACAGGATATGCGTGGCGTCCCGCTTAAACGCCTCCTGCACCAGCTGCATCCGCCCCTTGGGCAGGATGCTGATCTGGGCGTTGACGACGGCGACCTGATGCTGCGTCGGGTGCGTCTTGGTGAAGACGCCGACCAGCCCGGCCAAATCTAGGCCGAAGCCGGACTTCCATACGTCCGACGACGGCACGCCGATGACGACTTTTGCCATTAAACCCTTCCGGGGGCGGTTCGGAGATAGAGGTATTGGGGGTCGTTGAGCTTGCGCCGGACGGCGGCGGCGCAGTTCGGGTCGAAGATGTTCACGCCCTCCTTCATCCACTCTTCGACGACGGAGAGCGGAATGGAGGCGATGCGCTTTAGGTCGCGGGACGGCGTGTAGCCATCGCCCGAGGCATAGAGCGCCTTGTTGTTCTCGATGATGGGCTCCACGTCCTGAACGCGCCGGATGGTTACGGCGTCGTCCAGGGCGTCGGAGTGGAACTCGGTCTTGAGCCCATTGGCGTCGATGTCGACCGACAGGAGGGCCATTAGCCGACCTCGACCGCCGTGATCCCGACCAGCGTGGTGTTCGCGTCGGTAATCATCGCGATATGCGAATAGCCGATGGTCTTGAACAGATACGGCCAGTTCGGTGCGATCAGCATGGCGGTCGCCGTGGTCGCCGCCTGCGCGGAGGTGGCGAAACGGATGTAGGCCGCCGCCAGGGAAGTGACCGCCACGCATTGCGCGGACTTCCCCGCCGCATCCAGCGGCAGCGCCGTCGCGGTGGACGTGCTGCTCGCTGTCATGCGGACGGAGGCCCCGAGCACCGTAATGGCGTCGTCGGGGTACTTGCTCATGCGGCCACCAGTTCGATAACCGCAACGCCCACCAGACCCGTGGCAGAGCCGGCGGTCATGATGACGTTGACGTACTGGTTGGCGGAGAGCTTCTTGTAGCCCTTGCCGTTGGCCGTGTTGAAGTTGTTGAAGACGCCGACCTGCGACAGGTCGTAGAGCGACCAGATGCCCGTGCCGGACGAGGTCGCGAGCGAGCCCACGTCCACGTTGACCGTGCACGAGGCCGTCGAGCCCGTCTGAACGTCGAGCGTCACCGATTTGACGTAGTAGGCATTCGCTTCGGTGTTCTGGTACTGCGCGATGGCCGCGCCGACGCCAGCCGTCGCCACAAGCGGGACGACGACGAGCTTCGGCAGACGCCAAGTCGGGGTGGTTGCGGAAGCGGACGACGTGGGGACACCGCCGACGCGGGCGATCTCCTTGCCGTCCACTTCATTCTTGAGGACGACGGAACCGTCCGCCTTCTGAACGAGATTGACTGCCATTCCTGGCCTCCTTGAAAAGAAAAGGGGCGCCCCGAAGGACGCCCCTGGCTCTCAGCCTATGGGGTTAGGAACGATCAACTCGTCGTCAAATCCGCGATGACACCCGAAGCGCCCTCGTTGCGCGACTCCAGGCCGTACTCCACGACCATGAACTTCTTCTCGCTGTCGCCGGTCTTGGCGATGTCCGAGACCTGGATCGGCCGCAGGTAGCTGACCGACCAGTATTCGAGGTCGAGAACGTGCGCGGTGCGCTCACGCTGGAAGCGGTTCGGAACCACCTTCAGCTCGCCGTAGTCCGACGCGTACACGTCGATCGAGGCGATCAGCTTCTTGTCCTCGCTCTTGTCGAAGCGGGTCGCGTTGCCGGTGAAGGACGAGACCACCTGCTTGTTGAACGGGCCCACCATAAGCATGGTCGGGTCGCCACCGGCGCTGAACACGCTCTTGAGCACGTTCTTCAGCAGGGACTCGGTGAAGGCGCGGGTGGTGCCGTCCGTCGCGGTCGCGGTGATACCCGTGGCCGTGGCGTAGGAAGTGCCGCCCGAGGTGTTCGTGCCGTACCAGTTCTCCAGCGCGCGGGTCTTGCGGCCCGCCGACGCGGAGCCTGCGTTGCCGGCCTGGTTGCCGGTCAGCGTCTGCTCCATGTCGCGCTTGAGTTCCTTGCCGCGCTTCGCCATCTGGTAGGCAAGCTCGGACTTACGGCCCGCCTTCAGGACGGCGTCCATCGTGCCCGAGACCACGACCGCCTTGGTCGAGATCTGCATGTAGTTCTGGACACGGACGGTCGCCGTCGCGGTCAGCGCGTTGATGTCGTCGCCTTCGATCTGCGCGTTGGTCGTCGCAGCGGCGAGGGCGTCGGTCTGCCACTCGTGCAGAGTGTTGGCCGCCTTGCCCTTGCCGATCGAGGTCATGAACGGGGTTTCCACCCCTGTTACCGCCCCGGCTCTTTATCCGAGGCTTCTCCGCATTACTGCGGAGGTCAGACTATCTCATCCCTTTCGGGCGGCGCGCTCGTGGAGGCATTACTGCCGTGGGCGTCCGAAGGCTCCTCCGTGCTTGGCCCGGTGCTTCCCTGAGCAAGTTTTGGAGCAAAACAGGTGGGGCTTCCCCACCGCGTCGCTCCATCGCTTGCTGATGAATGCACCGCACCAATCACAGGGGCCGTTCCAGCGCCGGTAGGCTCGTCCTCTAGTCGTTAGACCTTCAACGGGCTTTCGCCCGAAGCTTGGCTCGGGATTGTCCTCGGCCTTACCCGGTCGGATGTTCCCCGAATTCACGCCGTTTGCGTTTAATGCAGTATGCACTTGCCAGTGACAGCGAAAACAGAGCGTCAGCCCGTTCGCCACATCCCATCGAATGTCCGAATGATCCCGGAACGATCTGATGTGATGCGCGTGAAGCTCAACGTCCGTCGCGCCGCAGTGTCTGCACGCCGCACCGTCCCGAGCGACCACCGCCCGAGCCCATGCGCCATGCTTGCCCCTCGCGCTTCGTCTCCGCGCCTCGGCCCGATAATTGGGATGCGCTTCGCCTTGTAAGCGAAAGCCGCCCTTATCGGCACAAGATTTGGAGCAGAATTTCTGCCGGCGAAATGTCGTAACCGGCTGACCGGGCCTTAGCCCGAACGCCCGCCCGCATTCGCCACAGACCTTCTCGCGCTCGCCGCCAGACCATCGGGGGTGGCTTTCGCCGACCCAATGCTCAGCCCGCCAAGCGCCGCGACACGCATAAGAGCAGAACCGAAAGGTGCCGGCTCTCGCCGGGATCACTTCCCTCGGTCCGCCACACTGTATGCAATGCACCGTCACCGACATGGGGCCCCTCCTGGAGCCCCATCATACTACATTAAAGGACCGAAACTCCAGTCGGCGAGATGTTGTAGATAACGTCGGTCAGGTCCTCGCGGATACCGACGCCCTGATAGGTCTGATAGGTTGCGTTGGGAATCGCCATTGCTGGGTCGCCTTACTTCATGCCGGCGAGGAAGATCGACGCTGCGTCTTCCACGCGGCCGGTTTTCCGCAGCTTCTGTTCGAGTGCCGTGCGCTTCTGGACACTGAGGGCGTCCGCATCGGTCGCCGCGCCGGGCTTCTGCACCTTCGGCAATGCGACGACGCGCTTTTCGACCTGGGGCTTGCTGGCCCGGAGCTTGTCGTACTGCGCGGCCTTCCAGGCGATCATCACCGCCCGGTGGTCCGACAGTCCGTCGACATCCTGCGGCTGATACCCGTTGGAGAGCAGATAGCTGCGAAGCTCGCTCCGTGCCTTCGGTCCCTTCTCGGGGTCGGCGAAGATGGGGAGCTTCTTGGTAAGCTGCTCGCTTTCGGTTTTCAGCGTCTCAAGGAACGTGGCCCGCTGCTTCTCAGCCTCGGCCTGCGCGATGGTCGCCTGCTCTCGCATGACGGCCGAGCGCTTGTCCTTCATGTCGCGGAAGTATTCCTTCCACTTCACGTACTCCGCAGGGTTCTCCTGAAGCCTGTTCCAGTCGACCTTGTCCTCAGTGACGACGATGGCGTCCAACTCTGCCTTGAGCGTGCTCAGGAAGTGGTTGGCCGCCTGAAGCTGCTGAGACTTCTGGCTTTCAAAAGCCTTCATCTCCTCGGCGTGCTTCATCGTCTTGCGGGTGTAGTCGGCCTCGCGCGAATAGCCTTTGCGAAGCTCGTCAAGCGTGACCTTCGCTGTCTCGCCACCCGGGAGGGTGACTTCGATCAGGTCGGGCTGCTCCTGAGCCTGCGCGGCTTCGGCGTCGGCGGTCTCTTCCGCAGACGTGTCCTCGGATGCCTGGGCTTCGCTCTCCACCGGCTGCGTGACGGCTTCGGGCTCTGCTTCGGCTGCGGCCTGCTTCTTCTCGGGCTCGGGTGTGCCGGCCTCGGCCGGTCCCGTGAGGAGCCCTTCGATCTGCAACGCCGCCTGGTTAAGCGTGATGCCTGCAGTTTCCGGCGATGCCGGGGTCGCTGCTTCTGACATGGAAACGTCCTTCTAAGGGATGGGGCGTCTCTCGACGCTCCGGGGTCCGCGACCTAGAGGCCGGCGGATGCAATCGCGCGCTTCAGCGTCTCCGCATCGACGCGCATGTCCTTGTTGTCACCGTCCGGGCAGACCATCCGCCCGTACCAATGGCCGCACCACTTGGCGATGTGCCAGTACATGTGATGCTGATAGCTCTCGGGCACGAACTCGATCACCTTGGTCCCCGTGCCCGCGAAAATCATGTTTGCGCAGCCGGCCCCATGGGGCATGACCGCGCATTCGGCCTCCTGGAACAGCGCCCGTTGCTCGGCAACGCTCATTCCGGTCAACAGGACGGCCTCGAAGCCGAGCGGCTTGAGCGCGTCCAGAACCTCGTTTTCGTTCGCCACGCGGCGCTCGGTCGCGTCGGCCCTGGATACCAGGATACGCCGCTTGCCGGGCTTCTCCGGGGCTCCCAATCGCTTGCGGAGCCACTGAATCTGCGCCTGCGACATGCCGACGTTGGCATAGAAGCTCGGCACGTACAGTTCGTCGAAGTAGACGTGGTTGTGAGGCAGGCTCTTGACCCGGCCCGGAGCGAAAATCTCGGCCAGTTCCTTCTGCCACGGCTTGTTCAGATCCCACACCCCCGGGAGCGCGGCGATGTCGGGGTGCTTGTCGA